AGGGAATGGGTTTGCACCGATTCCCAAAGTCTTAGCGGGTCAGAACCTTCGGTTTGAGTACGAATCACCTGCAAAACGGGTGAGGAAACAAGTTGAAGCGTCTGCAGCAAGACTTTGGGCACAGGAAGTCATTGAGCTTTCTGCGGTAAAACCAGAAGTGCTGGACAGGTTAAATGTTGATGAGTACGTGAAAATGTCAGCAGAAGCTAAAGGTATACCGCACAAACTGATAAATGGTGATGAAGTGGTACAGGAAATTCGTGAAGGCCGCGCCCAGGCCGAGCAACAGGCGGCAGAAATGGATGCTGTTGGGCAGATTGCTGAATTATCGAAAACCGGAGCCGATGCGGCTAACAAGATGGCGCAAGCCGAGGGGTAATACATGAGTGACCATTGGATCGAACGCGCGCAGTCAGCGGAAGCAAAACTTCAAACGCTAAAAGACCAATTTGAACCGGTAGTTGATCGGGTTCAACGGTTCAAGACCAATTTCGGCGTGAAAGAAGCGTCAAACGGCGAGATTTCGATAGATTATGTTAAATTGGTAACGAATCTTGGCATGGATGGGGCTATGGAACTCCGCAAAGTCATAGATGAAACCTATCATGTAAAGGGCGATGCCGGCGAAAAGCCACATATTAAACTCGCCAATGGATGAAGAAATACTCGCTGTCATCAATAGCCTTCCATCGACCGAAGGCTATACCCAACAGGCACGATACCATGACTTCAGACGAGTCTTTGATAATGTTGAAGGTCAGAAAGTGCTGGCTGAAATCCTCTCATGGGGCAGGCTGTTCAGAACTCCCGCCCTTGGCAACCCGATAGACCCCAATAAAGCAATGATTACCATCGGTGAGGCAAATTTCGCCAGAAAATTACTGGTTACTTATACACTTGAACCACCAGAACAACCCACGAAACAGGAGAAAGCATAATGGGCGAAGAAGCAACCGCACCTGAATGGACAGAAAGCATCGAAGATGAAGGTCTGAAAACCTCTCTAGGCCAATTTGAAACAGTAGATGACTTCTACGCCGCTGCAAAGATTGAAAAGCCGGAAGCGGTCGAGATTGATTGGCGTGAAAGCCTGAAAGACGAAGACATGAAAAAGTCTGCAGAGCGGTTTGGTTCCGTTGAGGACATTCTCAGATCCAATGCTGACATGCGTAAGCGCGATAGTCAGGTCAGGATTCCAGGCAAAGATGCCTCTGATGAAGAAAAGGCCAAGTATCACGCCGCTATCGGAGTTCCTGAAAACGCCGAAGCGTATAAATTCCCTGAAAAAGAGAATATGACCGACGAGGAAAAGGCTTCAAATGACTATTGGAAGGATATTTTTCATGGAACCGACATATCTCAAAAGCAAGCAGACGATTTGATGGAGGGATTAAAGAATGCTGTCACAAAAAACAAGGAAGCTAATATTAAGGCCAATGAGCAATGGGCAGAAGATAGCTCAGCCGCTCTGAAAGAGAGTTGGAGAGGTGATTATGATAAAAATGTAGCCATTGCTAATCAAGGATTCAACAAGTTTTTTGAGACTGCAGGGATAGACGTTGATGATATCCGAAGCATTAAAATGGAAAACGGACTATTTCTAATGGACGATGCACGATTCCTACAAGGGTTCGCTACACTTGGTCGTGAAATGGGCGAAGGCACGTTAGGACCAGCCATGAACGAGGATGAAGTTGAAACCATGCAAGGCGAGATTGATAATCTCAGGGCGCAGATCGAAGAAGCCCAGTCTAAAGGCGATTCCAAGAGAGCCAACAGTCTGTTTGCTAAAGAACAGGCACTAATTTCCAAGATGTCAGGCAATAAACCCGCCGTAGGTGCATCAGGCCGAACTGTTTAATGCTATAATTACATTGCTACCCCTCTTAGCCCATAACCGGTTTCCTCCAAATTGGTTGTGGGCTTTTTTTATTGACAATTAAAGTAGAATGCTCTAATTTCTACAATATACGTTGCAAAATGCAATGTGGAGCATTATCCAAAGCCCCGAAAACGGCACAATCAGCCCCGAAACCGGCTCACCTGATTAATCCCGCTCTTGGCTCACCTGAAGGATAGGCATTTTCTTAGTCTATTACAGGAGAGCTATTATGAGCACCTCGATTGACCAAGCGTTCATCACTTCTTATGACGCGAAGGTACACGAAGTATTCCAGCGCAAAGGGTCTTATCTCAAAGACGCTGTGCGACTAAAGGACGGTGTTGTAGGTTCAACAGCCGTCTTCCAAAAGATCGGTAAAGGTACGGCCACGACCAAAGCGCGTCATGGCACGATCACACCGATGAACCAGGATCACACAGCCCCAAGCTGTACGTTGGCCGATTTCTATGCCGGCGACTGGGTTGATAAGCTGGACGAAGCAAAAACCAACATCAATGAGCGTGATGCGGTCGCTTCCGGCGGTGCAATGGCACTGGGTCGGAAATGTGACGATCAAATCACCACCGTTCTGGATACTACCTCTCAGGCAACTGTTACGCTGACGGTATCTTCCATTGCGGCCATCCGTGCTACTGCCGTTGAGTTTGCAGAAGCCGCATGGGATAACGATGTGCCGAATGATGGCGAAGTATATGCCGTTGTAACGCCTCGTTTCTGGTCACAACTGATGATGGTTGAACAGTTCAGTTCTGCTGATTATGTCGGTACGAATGGTCAGGCATTTAACCAGGGTCCACAAGCTGGTAAAGGCAAGTGGAAAGACTGGAACGGCGTTATGTGGAAGATGCAAACAGGCTTGCCTGGTGCTAACACTGCAACCGCCAAATGCTTCATCTGGCATAAATCAGCAATCGGTTACGCTATCGCCGCCTCTGCAGGCAATATCGCAGGTAATGATTCAGTTTCGGCTGATATTACATGGCATGGTGATCGTGCATCCCATTTCGTCAACCACATGATGAGCGGACAGGCTTGTATGATCGACGATACAGGCGTTATTGAGGGGAACCTTGATGACACTGCCGCTATCGCAACATCTTAGGAGGTGAATCATGGCTTATACAGCAGGTAATTTAACCCAAATCTCCAACGCTAATGGTTATGGTCTGTATCGGTATGATGATACGGAAGACCCAGATGTTATTGAAACGGCGGGATATTTCAATAACCTGGATGATGACCTCAACCTACAGGTTGGTGATCGCATCGACTATACTGAGTGGGCTACAGCAGTCCGTACAGGCACGATTGCTCAGTACAAGATGTTTATCGTGACAAATGTTATTGCCAACGATGCTGCCGCATCAGCAGGCGCGGTAAATATTGCAGAAGTCGGTATCAGTTCTGACGGTGCTATTTCTTCGGGCGCTTAATCCTTAACCAAAGCAGTCTCAAAAAACCCGCTTAACGGCGGGTTTTTTGTTTATACTCCCTGAATGCGCTGTATCGTCGCCGGAAATGCCCTCGGACTTCAATTTGACATAGATCAAGTTTTCGACCGCTATGGCGAATTACCGGTCATTGCGGTGAATGGCGCATCGAAGCACGTTAAAGCCTTTGCTCTTTATTCGCAGCACCCAGCCCGATTTATGACCCATGGCTGGATTTCAGGCCAACTCCGTAATTTTGGCGATGATTTCACCGTTCATACGAACGGATGGAGTAATTACGAATACATCGACGAACTATGGCCGAATATTATGAATGGTGGCGGGTCAGCATGGGGCGCACGGAAACTCGCTGTTGAGTTCGGCTATGATGAAGTCATCTTATGTGGATGCCCGATGATCCCAGGGCCATATGTCGGGAATCACAATCTCTCAGGCTTTATGCACAAGCCAGAAGTCGTTGATGAACTTTTCCAGCAGATTGAGAAAGACGTAAAGTGGCATGAGGGCTGTGTATCTGCTAGTGGCAGAACTAGGGAATTATTAGGAGATATTGATGATTAATGGCATAAGTAAATCGCAGGTATGGTCAATTAAACACGGAAAGACTAGCTGGACAAAATAGTGATTACCGTTGTCTGTGTTCTGTCTAATGCGGGGGGAAAGTACGATTACTCGCATGTAGAGCGTCTGAGGCGACAAATACGGCTTAAACAGCCCTATAAATTCGTTGTTTTAGATGATTCTCCGTATCCGTCATGGTGGGCTAAAATCTCCCTGTTCGAGCCTGGCCGCTTTACCGGACGGGTGCTGTACCTCGATCTGGATGTTGAGATTGTCGATTATCTGGATGAGATTGTGGATTATGCCCCGTTTTCTGCGGTTAGGGACTACTTAAATAAAAACCTTATAAATTCAAGCGTTATGTCGTGGAATGCTGGTGAGCAAGACCATGTTTACACTAAATTCAAGCCAGAATTTATGAATAAATTTCCCGGCGATCAGGAATACATATATTCCTCCAGTGTTGTCTCAAAATTCCCAAAAACATGGTTCCCGTCTTATAAACATAACTGTAAGGACGGTGTTCCTGATGGAGCGAAGGCAATAATTTATCACGGCTACCCAAAACCATGGGATTTATAGTGAAAATTAGATATAATCGGGAAACTGGAAGCAAGGAACTTCCAGCCCCCTAATCATAATGACTGAGGTAACAGCCAAAATGACTAAAGAAATTTTAACACAAGATTTACTCAACGAGTTATTCGTTTATAACCCAAATACAGGGGTTCTTGCTAACCCTGAGTTGAGTTGCCACCGGGATACTAAGATGTGAGTGGCAGCTCTGAAGACTTAAACGAAGTGATAAACTAAAAGCGGCTACTATATAGGTGGTCAATTCTAACGTGTTGTTCGACAACGAAAAGGAAAACATTATGATTAAACAGCACGAATCAAAGTTGATAAAGTCAGTATTAGAAATAACCAAGGATAAGCCAAGGGCTGTTTATCTTACAGACGGGACAAAAATAAACATCGAATACGGTAAAAACAGAGGTGCATGGCTTAAAATTGGCCCTACGCCGGAATATAACACTGACAACGACAGCTCTTAGTTGTCGAACCGTGTTAATAGAGGTATTAGCGGTAAAGCAAGGGCAGAGATTAGTTGTCTAAACAAGAACGGGTATTTTCAATTTCGCATTTGATACAACACAAGAGGCATGTTTGGCTAGAAAAAAATATGAATCTAATTCTAACTTTCATGATAATCATGGGAAAAGATAAATATGGCTGTTCGTAACGTAGAAAAGGGATGGGGCGAGGAGATTATCTTTGCCGACCATCCAGAATATGCAGGAAAGCTGTTGGTGTTCGATAAAGAGAATGCCCGTTTTTCTATGCACTTTCACCAGTACAAGAAAGAGACTTGGTATGTCATTAAGGGTCGTTTTCGCCTTGATTACATCGACACCAAGAATGCAGGGAAACTGACAACAGAACTAGATATGGGTGATTCTGTCGATATTCTGCCTTGCACCCCGCATCGGCTGGTCTGTCTGACGGACGGCGGCATATTAATCGAAGTGTCTACACAGGACAGCGTTACGGACAATTTTAGGGTAATGCCTGGGGATAGTCAGTGCTCGACATAATCTTAGTGAACCCTGGCGGCAGAGAGGTCATCTATCAGGGGCTTGGGGATGATTTGACAGCAGTGGAGCAACCTTTGTGGTGTAGGCTGATTGCCGGCTATCTGATCGACCGTGGGTTCAGTGTCGCGATTATTGATGCCGATGCTGAAGACTTATCTTATGGCGAAGTCGCTGACCGCATTGCAAAGCGCAAACCTCGATATGTGGGTATGGTGGTTTCGGGTCATCAACCGTCGTCTAGCACCCAACAAATGCTACCCGCAGGAAAGACCTGTACTGCCATCACTAAAATACCAGAACTTGAAGATACGCCAATAATAATGATGGGTGGGCATGTTTCAGCCCTGCCGGAGCAAACACTAAAAGAAGAAGACGTTGATTTCGTGGCCGTTGGAGAGGGTGCTGTAACCCTGTATGAGCTACTAAAGCTAGAACACGTTGGAATGATTGGGTCATCTCAAAAAATACCTGGCCTTGGTTATCTTGATTATCGTGGAAGGGCGCATATTAATCCGCCTCCCCCGAATCTTGACCTAGACCAATTACACGGTGATGTATGGCACATGCTACCGATGGAGAAGTATCGGTCACATAACTGGCAGTCTGAGGATAGACAGCCTTATGCGGCGATTTATACAAGCCTTCAATGTCCTTTTTCGTGCTCATTCTGCATGATAAACGCTATGTTTGGTGGGTCTGGTTATCGAACTCGAAAGCCAGAAGACGTAGTTTCTGAAATCAGCATGTTATACAACGAATACGGCGTTAAGACATTCAAGATCATTGACGAAATGTTCGTCCTCAAGCCCTCTCATTATCTGCCGATCTGTGAAGGATTGGCGACATTGAATCTGGACATAAACATCTGGGCATACGCACGGATAGACACGGTAAAGCATGATACGCTTGATCTCATGCGCCGTGCTGGAATTAAATGGCTAGCTCTTGGTATTGAGTCGGCTGATGAAGTTGTGAGGGACGGTGCTGAAAAGTCCATGACCCAGAATGACATTTACGACATCGTTAAGAAAATTCAGAACAGTGGCATTAAGGTCATCGGTAATTTTATTTTCGGTTTGCCTAACGACAGCATAACCACGATGCAGAAAACCTACGATCTAGCCTGTGATTTGCAGTGCGATTTCGTCAACTTTTATAGTGCTATGCCATACCCTGGGAGCAAGCTGTTTACCGAAGCTGATCCACAAGACTTGCCTGAACGCTGGTCTGGATATTCGCAGCACTCGAAAGACTGCAAGCCTTTAGGTAATAAGTACCTGACTGCGGCTGAGATATTGGCCTTTCGGGATTCAGCCCATTGTCAGTATTTCCATGATGACCCAGAACTCAGCAAACCGCTTGAGAGGGATTTGCTTGAATAAAGAACAACTAATCGCCTTTGAGGAATCCATTGCGGAGGAATTTCTGCGCGGTGAGATTCGCTATCCCATCCATCTGGATAACGATAATGAAGACGAACTCATTAAGGTCTTTGAGAAGTTCAAACTTGGCGATAGCGTTTACGGAAGCTGGAGGATGCACTACAAAGCCTTACTTGCCGGCGTACCTGAGAGCGAACTGAGGAAAGCCATTCATCGTGGCGAATCAATGGCACTGAACTTCCCTGAGTACCATGTGTACGGGTCGGCTATTGTCGGCGGGATTGTGCCGATAGCGGTCGGCGCTGCGATGGCAATTAAAACTCTCGGCGGGTCAAGTCATGTCTGGTGCTTTATTGGAGACATGACTCGCTTAACAGGGCTTGCTGAAGAATGTATACGTTATTCCTCATACCATCAGTTGCCGATTACCTTTGTCACTGAGGACAACGGGGTGAGCGTTTTAACAGATACAAGAGATTGCCATGGCATGAACCAATTACTTGATTTGGATATGTACCCGAATGAGATAAGTTTCAGGTACAAGTCGAAATATCCGCACAGCGGAGTCGGAAAGCGGGTGGAGTTCTGATGTACAAGGATGAACTAAGTAAAGCCATGTCCATGTTGGCCGAAGATGACCGAACTATTTTTATCGGTCAAGGCGTGAAAGATGGCGGCACGTTTCAAAGCGGGACGCTTACCCATCTGCCAGTCCATCGGCGCATTGAATTCCCTGTCGCTGAGAACTTTCAGATGGGGGCATCTATTGGCATGGCATTGAACGGTATGATTCCTGTCACCTGTTTTCCAAGATGGAATTTCATGATCGCCGCTGCCGACCAGTTGGTGAATCATTTATCCGTAATGCGCCCGCATGTCATTGTGCGCGTCGGTGTCGGTTCTAAAGGAGTTTTAGACCCAGGGCTTCAGCACGTAGGCAACTGGTCTGAGTCATTTCGACTAATGATGCCTGACACCCCAATTATTGAACTATTCGATGAACAGGAGATTGTTGATGAATACCGCGCAGCCCTTGAAAGAAACGGCCCCACCATCCTTGTCGAGTTTGCAGACCGCTATTAAACTGCATGAACCGTCGTTTGGTGAAGACGAAATACAGGCGGTTGTCGATGTTTTAAGATCGACCAATGTTACATCTGGCGGAAAGGTCAGGGAGATGGAAGCACTGTTCGGTGATGAAGCAATTATGTGCAACAGTGGTTCTTCCGCCAATCTGCTTGCTATCGCTACCCTGTGTAATCCCTTAACGCCCGACCACCTGAATCGTGGCGATGAAGTCATTGTCTCTGCCCTTTCGTGGTCTACGACTGTTTGGCCTTTAGTCCAGCACGGACTTGTTCCGGTGATTGTCGATATCGACCCTGAAACCCTGAATCTTGACTTGGATCAAGTTTCTGAGGCAATTAGCCCAAAGACAAGGGCAGTGATGCCGGTACATGTTTATGGTAATCCCTGTCATCCGTCAGCATTGCTTCAACTCTGTGAAGACAACGGGCTTGCGCTAATCCAGGATTGCTGTGAATCCTTAGGCAATGGTGGTGAAGGCTTAATGTCCACCTACAGTTTTTATTTCTCGCACCATATCACGACCCTTGAAGGCGGCATGGTTGTTTGCAAAGACCCTGAACAAGCCGACATTATGCGCTGCATACGGGCGCACGGATGGACGCGGGACATGAAAAACCCCATGACCCACCCTTCTATCGACCCAAGGTTCCTGTTTGTTACAGACGGTTATAACTTGAGGGCATCGGAAATCAATGCCGCCATGGGGCTTGTTCAGATGGGGAAGGCTGACGGGTTCATCAAGCAACGGAAACGAATCGCTGCAATGTTAAAGGTCGTCTTTGAACCGTACAGTGATTGTGTTCGGATGCAAAAGGACGAAGGTTCAACATGGTTCGGCTTTCCTTTGGTTGGAGTTGGTGTGGACGCAAGAGACTTCAGGGACAACCTTGAGTCGAATGGCATTGAAACTCGCTCACTGATCTGTGGGAATGTCGCACGACAGCCTGCGATGAAGCTCTATGAACATCGTATAAAGGGTTCACTCAAACATGCCGATCATGTCATGGAGCACGGATTCTCTCTGCCCTGTCATCAGAGCATGAAAGAGGCAGATGTAGAACATATACAGACAGTTGTTGATGCTTACTTTATGGATCATTCATGAATGTATTGATATCTGGCATAACCGGATTTGTGGGGAGCAACCTTGTTGACTACCTGCTAAAGAATACTGACTGGACTATCTATGGATTAATGAGATGGGATGACCGTCTTGATAATCTCCAGCACTTGATGGAAGAAATCAATAACGGTGGTCGGATCAAACTGATACAGGGTGATCTGGAAGACCTGAACTCGCTTCACCTGGCCGTTGAAGAATCTCAGCCTGATTACGTGTTTCACCTCGCGGCACAGTCTTATGTTCAAGCCAGCTTTCGATATGCTGCCAAGACGTTACAGACAAATGTGATTGGCACCGAGAACCTGATGGATGCGATTAGACGACGTGCCCCTGATGCTTGGGTACATAATTGCTCATCTAGTGAAGTTTACGGCAAAGTTGATGCCGACTATGGCGCGATAGATGAAGACTGTCCTTTAGCCCCTGCCTCTCCTTACTCAATCTCAAAGATCGGTCAGGACTTTATCGGTCGCTATTACCATGAGGCTTACGGGCTTAAAGTCTTAACGACAAGAATGTTCACGCATACTGGCCCCCGCAGAGGTGATGTATTTTTCGAGTCGTCCTTTGCCAAGCAGATTGCCATGATTGAAGCCGGATTGATCGAGCCGCTTATCAAAGTTGGTAATCTCTATTCGATTCGCACCATCGCTGATGTAAGGGATGCGGTTAGGGCTTATCACTTGCTGCTGACTCACGACCCTATTGCTGGCGAAGTCTATAATATCGGTGGTACACATACCTGCATGGTAGGGGATGTGCTTGATTATCTGAATAAGTCGAAGATTCCTGTTGTTGAAGATCGCTCACGCATGAGGCCGCTGGATGCCAACTTTCAGATTCCTGACTACAGTAAGTTCAATGCACATACGGGATGGGAGCCTGAGTTTACTTTTGAGCAGACCATGGACGACCTTTTGGATTATTGGAGAGAGGAAGTCAAAACTCGGAGGTTCTTGCAGCGATGATTATTGCAGTTTCAATGGGTGCCGACCCTTTACACGTAGGTCATCTGGACTTGATCGACGCAGCGGTCAACTATGGGCGCGTGGTGGTTATCTTGAATTCTGATGATTGGTTGATGAGGAAGAAAAACTATATCTTCATGCCTTTCGACGAGAGGAAACGAATTCTTATGTCTATTCGGAATGTCCATCGTGTCATTGGTGTTGATGATTCTGATGATACGGTTTGCAAGGCACTGAAACTGGTAAGACCCGACTATTTCGCCAATGGTGGCGACAGGACAGAACCAAACGAGAAAGAAGATATGATTTGTGATGCGATTGGTATTAAACAGTTGTTTAACGTAGGTGGTGATAAGGTTCAGTCATCATCTCAACTTGTGGAGAATGCAAATAATGGATGTTAAGTCTTTTTGGGGGAATAATCATGTTCGTCATTAAAACCCCCCTGAGAGTCAGCTTTGCTGGTGGTGGTACTGATTATAATGAATATTATCGTAGATTTGGTGGTCAAGTCATAACCACGACCATCGACAAATACTGCTGCGTAATCGCCCGAAAGATGCCGCCTTTCCTTGGGTCTAAGTATCGTATCTTTTGGTCAAAGGCAGAATCGCCTGATCGAATTGAAGATATCAAGCACCCTGGAGTCAGGGGTTGTCTTGAGTACATGAAGATGGACGAGGGAATTGAGGTCAACCATGCGGGCGACTTGCCGGCAAGGTCTGGTCTTGGTTCGTCTTCCTCTTTTACTGTCGGGATGCTACACGCTATTCATAAGATGCGGGGCGAAGAAGTCAGTCAGTCTCAACTTGCCGTGGAAGCGATAGAGGTCGAACAGGATGTTTTGAAAGAGATGGTCGGCATTCAAGATCAAATTCAATGCGCTCATGGTGGCGTGAATCACCTGAGATTTAATAAAGACGGTAGTTACAGTATTTCCCCCGTTATTTTTGACTATGCCCGTGTCGAGTCTCACCTGATGTTATGTTTTTCCGGCCTGCAGCGATTTGCCTCCGAGGTTGCTAAAGATCAGGTGAGTAACTTCAAGCACAAGGAAATGGAATTACGAGAGATATCAGACATGGTGCCGAGTGTTATCGGGGCGATGAAGCATGATGACATGGAGTTTCTTGGCAAGCTCATGGATGAATCGTGGGAGCTTAAGAAAAGCCTTTCTGACAAGATAACCAGCCCCGAACTAGACGACCTGTACAAGACTGCCATGAAGGCGGGCGCTTATGGCGGAAAGCTGTTGGGTGCCGGTGGTGGCGGGTTTTTTCTGTTTGTCGCTCCACCTGAGTTGCACCAGAGTATTGCTGAAAAACTGGGATTGATCTGTGTTCCGGTAAAGTTTGAGTTTAAGGGAAGTCACGTTCTGTGAAAGCATTGTTCGTCACAACTGAGTCCGCAGACTGTGAAAATCACGTACAAGCGTGGAACAGTGCCTTTCCGAAAGCAGTTGTTCACAAGCATAATCCAACCGGTATTCGCAATGACTGGCAGATAATAGAGGTCGCTAAAAAACTTCGCCCAGATGTCATTTTCTACATAGGTGCGGTAATGGGTTCTGGAATACCAAGGCCGGGTACATTATTTGACTTAAATCAAATAGCGCCGCTGATTAACTTTTGCTCCGATGCGGCAGATCAACCATGGGCAGATGCCATGGCGCTTTATAAGAAGCACGGGTGTTTTACGCTCCAGGTTGCTATCGACGGGGCAGATACGGCAGATTTGGCGACATTGACCCCTGTAGACCCCGCGCCATTCGGGAAGCGGTCTAAAAGCATCCTGTTCGGCTTCTCTGGCTCCGTGGGGCGCTGGAACACACGTTCTGAGGTCGTTAATGCGCTTGAGTGGCTAGGCGGCTTAGAAGTCCGCAGGAGAGGTGGAGCCTATCAAGACCACGTAGATTTTATGTGCCGCACGAAGTTCTTGTTCAATACGGCATGGACAGGCACAGGACGACGGTTTCATGTCAAGGGTCGTGTTGTTGAGGCGGGGTATGCGAATTGTGCATTGATTGAGCATGTCGATTCCCCCATTGGCAAATGGTTTCCCGATGGCGCATGGTTTCAATGGAGCACTCCGAGAGATGCGGTAGAAATCGTGAAAAACATTAGCGATGCGGAAATCGCACGTTCAGCTAAGATATTGAACGAGACAGTGAGAGAAAAGTACACGGCGAAGAAGATTTATCAGGAGATACTGGATGGCGTGGATATTACCGAGTCGGTCAAGACCGCATAATATTAAAAGACTGGTCGATGCTTACCTGAAGACGGGGGCATCTACACCTGTTCTGCTTCGTTTAGATGACGACGACCCTGCTTTGGATGGATACAAGGAGATTTCCTATCCTGATGGGTGGGTGGTCTGGAAAGCGGAGAGAAAAACGCTCTCTGGATACTACAATGAGGTCTATGACCGAACAAATTACGATTGGTATGGATTTATTGCTGATGATGTTATCCCTGAAACCGATGAATGGGACAGAAAATTGATCGAAATTGCAGATTCGGACGGAATGGCAGTGCCGGCTGGTGCTCATGGCGACATTAACAGCGAAAACGGCAGTCCACATTTTGTATTAGGCGGCGATTTGGTTAGAGAAACCGGATTTCTGTGCTTACCTGGCCTGGATAGAATCTATATCGACACTGTTTGGGCGCATATTGCGAGGAAGAAAGGTGTTTTTAGGCATGTTCCTGATGTAGTATTGAAACACTTACACTTCTCCAACGGCGCACCAATGGACAAAACTTATCTAAAATCTAATAAAGATAAGGATTTCGCGCTCTTTCAATCTTTCAAAACGGAGAATTAAATTGAAGATCAATCCCGAAGTATTCACCACCCCCGACCGCCCGATTATTCGCATTAGAGAGTTTCGTGGGCATGTCGATCTCGATGACCTTATCAGTAAACTGATTCATGCACAGGGATGGGGTTCTGGCACTTATTTCTCTGTCCAGTTTATGAACCATGAGCGCAGCAAGATTTTCGCATCTGGTGAATTCATGGTGACAATGGCCGATGAAGCACTTGTAACCTCAAATCCTGACTCCCGCAACCCGAATACCAAGATGGTTTCCCATCTGAAGTCTGAAATGGTTGGTGAATGGTTTGTAACCTCGTTTATCGACGAGCGTGATCCAGCCAGAAAGCAGGATGTAAAAAAGCTGGATGCCGAAGTTAAATGGAATCCTGGCGTTAAAAGGCATCAGGTGATTGTTGATAACGAAGTCGTATTTGAGTCTGAGGATAAGTCGGATATTGATGACTATCTGAAGAAAGCCGCGTAATGCCTAGCAAGACGGAAATCGCAAATGGGGCACTCCGATTAGTCGGGGCGGGTCGTGTTACCAATGTCGATACAGACGGCACACCAAAGGCGCAGACGGTTCTTGACCTGTACGAAGATGTCAGGAAAGAACTCCTGCGCTCCCATAACTGGAATTTTGCCACCAAACGGGAAAAACTCGCTCAATCTTCAACGACTCCTGAGTTTGAGTTTGATTACGCTTACCCGATACCGTCAGACTGGATTCGTACAAAATCGGTTACTGACAACGATGCTGGGTATTCAACCATTCTCTATCGGATGGAATTTGTCGGGTCGCAGCGGTGTATTGTCTGCTCTGCTGATCAGGTCTATCTGAGGTACATTTTCAATGCAGAAGACCCCAACAAGTATTCCGCCGACTTTGTTCGTGCTTTTGAGTTATTGCTAGGTCGTGACCTTGCCTTGCCTATCACGGCATCAAGAACATTACGGGCGGATCTTGATGCTGAATACAAGCGTGTTATCAGTCAGGCCAAATCAACAGACAGTCAGGGTCAATTCCCTGAACTTCGTCCTAGAGGGTCATGGGCAAACTCTCGTCGCGGTTTCCGTAACGACGACTTTCTGAACGATTAATGAAAATAAGCGACATAATTCCATCGTTGAACGCAGGTGAACTTAGCCCGCGCCTCCATAATCGTCTTGATTTTGCTAAATATAAAAGCGGATTAGCGACCTGTGAAAACTTCAAGATTCTGCCTGAAGGCGGAATTATGCGTCGTCCCGGCACACGGTTTGTTGCCGAGGCTAAAGAAAGCACAATTAAAGGCCGGCTGAAGAAGTTTCAATTCTCTGTCACTCAAGCCTATATATTAGAGCTTGGGGAGCATGCGATTAGATTCTATCGGCATCAAGGTCAGATTACTGTTGCGGATACCGATGCTGCGGTCACGAATGGTAACTTTGATTCAGGAATTACGGATTGGGACGATCAATCGACCGGTGGCGCAGGAAATCAGATTTCACATGACGCGACCAATAACCGCCTGACACTTGAGACAAGCGGTGTCGCAGCAGACGATATCGGATGGGCAGAACAGGACATTACGACTACCGATACCAACCAGGAGCATGTTATTCGGTTTCAGGTGGTTGGCGACCCTGGGGACAAGATTGAGTTTCAGGTCGGCACTTCGTCCAGTGGTGCCGAGACATTGGCCGCTGTTGAAAGACAGGTTGGCTATCATTGCATTGCTTTCACGCCGACGACCAGCCCGTTTTATATCCAGTTCAAGAATAAAGGGATAAACGCAGATAAAGACGTTCAGATAGATGATGTCGTTATTTTGGACGATACCGCAGTTGAGGTTATAACGCCGTGGCCGGAAGCTGCCCTGTTTGATGTTGAAGGACCGCAGAGTGCCGATGAACTCTATATGTTCCATGATGACTATCCGACACACAAATTACAGCGTTACGGCCATACCTCATGGTCTATCACTCAAGTAGCCTGGCAGGACGGGCCTTATCTTGAGGAAAATAGTTCTACGACCACGTTACTTCCTTCTGCGGCAACGGGTCTTGGCATAAACCTTACGCTATCGTCTATTGCGGGGGTGAATAGTGGTCTTGGCTGGCAATCAACCGATATCGGCAGGCTGGTAAGATATAAAAAGTCTACTGCATGGGGGTGGGCTATTATCACCTCTATCACATCAACTACTGTTGCTGTTGCTGATGTTAAGGCGGATTTTGAGGCCGCACCTGACGCTCAAACTACTTTCAGGTTGGGCGCATGGTCTGGGACAACAGGTTATCCACAGGCATCGTCATTTTTTGAGCAACGGCTGTATGTAGGCGCAACAACCCATCAGCCGCAGACGTTCGGAGCCTCGCAGACTGCTGACTTTGAGAATTTCACGCCTGATAATCGAGATGGCGACAATGACGGGACAATAGAAGACACCGACGCTTTTAATTACACGTTGTCTGCTGATGATGTGAACGCGATTCACTGGATGTCTGCTGGCGCGGACACGTTGGTTATCGGAACTTCTGGTGGAGAGTGGGTGCCTACATCTTCGGGCATTGTCATAACGCCAAACGATATTACGGTGCGCCGCCAAACGACTCATGGTTCATCGCAACGACAACCGGTTCGTATCGGTCATGTTGTGCTTTTTATTCAACGCGCCAAGAGGAAGATCAGGGAATTCGGGTTTTCCTTTGAGGTTGATGGTTATGTCGCCCCTGACCTCATTCGACTTGCCCAAAACATCAGTTTCGGTGGAATAACCGAGATGGCATATCAGGAAGAACCTGATTCGACCGTCCATGCGATTCGTAAAGACGGGCAAATGCCGACAATGACTTACCGCAGAGAGGAAGATGTTGTTGGTTGGAGTCGATATATCTTTGGCGGTTCTTTTGGCTCTGGTAATGCGGTTGCGGAGTCTGTCAGGACGATCCCAGGCGCAGACGGGTCTGGCCAGGTACAGGACTCAGAGGATCGTGATGAGGTCTGGGTGATAGTGAAAAGAACGATAGATGGCGTGACCAAACGATATATTGAGGTCATGGAAGGAGATCATGGCGACAACTTCGATCAGGAAGACGCTTATTATTCTGATTCGCTTATTACCTATGACGGTTCAGCCACAACATCCATTACAGGGCTATCTCACCTTGAAGGCGAGACAGTAAAGATTCTTGCTGATGGTGCGATTCATGCAGAGAAAACCGTTTCTGCCGGCGCAATTACATTGGACAGTGAAGCCTCCGTTGTTCAGATTGGCCTTGGCTATTCCCACAAGATGAATTCACTCAAGGTCACTTCTGGCAACCCTGCGGGAACTGCACTAGGCAGGATTAAAAGAATCTTTAACATTGTATTTGCCTTGCTGAATACGCAGACCATCAAGTACGGCAATGATTCTACTGATCTTGTAACCGAGGACTTCAGGAATTCCAGTGACCCTATGGATGCCGCCTCACCCCTGTTTACCGGTGAGAAAGATGTCGATTTCCATGGCGATTGGGGTTCAGACAGTCGTATTTATATCGAATCAGATGATCCTGTTCCGTTTACCCTGTTGGCTATCGCACCGAGCGAAGTCGTCAATCCAAGACCATGATTATCCGCAAGGCAGATATCGAGACAGATGCCCTTGCTATCATGGAGGGCGCAAAGGATTTTGCCAGACGTACCGAGTTTCCCCATCTCTTGCCGGACAAAGACGAGGGCTGGTATGCGGTTTTAAGCCGAATCACATCAAGTCCACTTGTTGAAATTATTGTGGCAGAGCATAACAATACAGTTGTTGGGGGTATTGGTCTTCTTTACAATGGATGGTCATGGAACCCGAACATACAGGTAGGGGAAGAATTGTTTTGGTGGGTTGATAAAACGGCACCGTTCAAAACTGCTATTCTTTTGATTGACCATGCAATGAAGGAAATTGACGAGAAGGGCGCGATACCGATATTCAAATCATTGGCATCAAGTCCTGCGGGTGTTGAGAAGGTATATATGAAACACGGATTGAAGTTCATAGAAAATGCGTACATGAGGATATAATGCCAGCAGCAACAACATTAATGATGGTATCCGCCGGCATCAGTGCTGTCGGCATGATTGCCCAAGGGCAGGCCGCTAAGAACCAGGCTGATTATAAATCTGATGTTCAAAGGCAGCAGGCCAAGCGTGAACGCCAGATCGGCAAGATAAACTCCGAAGACTTCCGCCGTGACCAAAGCAGGTTAATGGCTAAAAGGCGCGCCGCCATGGGCGCTTCTGGTGTTGATATTGGTGTTGGTTCGCCAATGCTTACCGCAGAAGATTTTGAGGCAGAAACCGAGTTAAGTGCTTTGCGTATCCTTGACGGGGCCAATGCCGGTGCAAGTCGTCTTGAGCAACAGGCTGAGTTGACTGGTTTGGCCGGACGCAATGCGAGAACCGGCAGTTATTTCAAGGCGGGTTCCAGTTTGCTGTCTGGTGCGGCGTACTCCAAAGCGTATGGCACTGGAGCAACGCCAAGTTACGGCGGGACTCCTTATTCTACTGGCGGCGGCTACACGGCCATTCTCCCAAGATAGGCATAACTTATGGCAATCACACTCCCAAAACCATCACCCAAGGCATTTACTGAGCTTCCTAGCCGTAGAGCCGTGCCGCTTGCGACTCAGGTGCCTGCTGCGGTGTTAAAGAGCGACCCTGGACTGAATGTGCCTGAAGGGGCATTTCAGGACGGCTTATCTCATGTCGGTGAATTGGCTCCCGGTATCAGTAAGATGGCGCAAGCGGCGATGCACCAACAAACCAGAGAGGAGCTTGTATCAAGGTCTTCAGCCAAGAATGGATATCGTCAAATGATGGAAGACGAATATCAAAACACACTAACAACACAGGACTTCTCGAAAGGCGACACGTTACGGTCTTTTGGAGAAAAGTTGTCCTCCATCAAAATGATTATTCTTGATTCACATACTGGGTCAGAGGATAGTCGGGCTATGCTGGAAGTGTCATTAGGCGACCTGGAGGCAGATTATATTGGTCGAGCAAGCGGAGAATCTGTCCGTCTTGGTAAAGCACATTTAGAAAAGGCTCTTGGCGATGACATGGAACCACTGCTCAGAAGTGTCATGAATAACCCATCAACAGAGAATCTACAGGATCAGATGTTGAATTCTGACCGACTTATCACAAACGAATATGCTGTTGGTCTTACCCCTGATGAAATACCTTTACGAATTGATGCCGGAAGGGAGATGCTGGCTAGTCGTTTTATTGATTCAAAATTAAGGTCAGGAAAACTTGATGAAGCGCAGGCGGCTTTTTCAGACCCGCTAGTGTTTGATTCATTATCAGAGCAGGCAAGGTTAAGAATAAATAAAAACATTAACACGGCGATTGACCAGAGAAATGAGATTAATATAGAGGTCGCTAAAGCCACGGCAGTCGAGAAAGCCAAGGCGGAAGGGAGAGCGTCCATTATCAAAGCAGCCTTGAATCCGGCTTTATCTGGCGCACCTTCTATAGCCCCAGAAACAGAAGCAGCATATCAAGGTAATTATTTTGCAGATGGGACTGTTGAAGCTACCGGACATTATGCTGAAGCTATGCGATTATTTGGCGGTGCTCACAAATTATATATGTCCGGAATGACCTCTGAGGCAAATGGTCTGATGTCTTCGGCAAAATTTATAATGGAGAACAGCCCAGCTATTGACCGCGCTAAAGAACGCGAAAAACCAATATCTATGGAATTATCTAGTTCTCTGGGACTTCCAATGGGAACAACCATGGGAGAAGTAATGGGTATGATCCCTCCGTCACCAGCAGAAGAAGCGGCTGAAGTTTCTGGAGCGAGAGCGTTAGCTAAAGAGAAAGTTAAAGGGGCTAGAACAATCAGCTTTATTAACGAAGCCGATTTCGTAATAACAGAACTTTTAGACGATATAAAAATAGACCCCAAACTTGTTGGCGTTGTTGGTTCTATCAGGAAAGGCCTCCAAACAACGAAAGAAGTAATGCTTGATGTCGGCGCAGATACGTTGGTTGATACTGCGGAAGGTATTTTATGGGATGACCCTGATATTGACCCAGCGTTTAAAGTTTCTGAGGAAGCAATTGGGATGTTTGATGTTGATGATCCGAATATTTCAGTAATGAATCTCATAGAAAATTCTATTGCAATGATTCTCGCTAGATTAAGCACCCCACAAGGGCAGCGCATACCAGTAGATGTAATAAAAGATTCTAGGAAGTTGGCAAAACTGACGGGGATGCAAGGTTCTAAACAAGTACAAACGAGACTTGAATTCCTAAAGAAAATGTTACAGCGGCGTAAAGAAAGAATTAATAAAAGAATTGGTGAAGATGGTGGGCCGTCATGGATAATAATAGATGGTCAGGTCGTTAAAAAAGGAGCGCAATAATGGGTTTCATGAATCTTGATGTTGGTGGCATTCAACAACAGATTGCAATCCAGGGCGACGAACCGACCGATGATGAATTAAGGGCTATCCTTGAGGCTCATCAATCTGGTGTTTTTGGCGAGGATGAGGGTACTGATTTAGATGAACCAATACAACCACAAGAATCTGAAGATTTGCCCGCAGAAAATTTGGTCGCGCCCGAAGGTCCAATAGGTATTGTCCCCACAGATGTTCGTGAGTCTGTTAGGGAAACGGTTGAGGAACAGAAAGGATTAATGCAGTTTGCTATAGAGGCTGGTCCTAGTATTGCAAGCACCCTGCTTGGTGCTGCTGCTGGAGCGCCATTAGGGCCGCTTGGTGTAGTTGGCGGTGGAATGATCGGCGGACTTGGTGGTGAGGTTGCGGCACAGGAGATAGGGCTTGCCCCAAGTAGTGATGCCGCCCTTGCGCTGAGTGCTGCTGGGCCGTTACTTGGCCCTAGTATTGCTGGTGGGTTTAAATTACTGGGCCGAGGCGGTGGTTTTGTGTTGAGTAAAGCGCCCTTTGTTAAGTCTGCAAGGGCTATCAATAAAATGGCTTCTTCTGTTGAGGAAATGGAGAGTTTTGGCACACAAATTCTATTGAAACAAAAAGGGTTGTTATCAAAACCTGCTGGTGATCTATATGAAGCCGTAAGAAAGTCTGGGGTTATCGTACCCAAGAAGGTTGTTGATAAGAGCATTCAAGTCATTGATGAAATGATAGACAAATTTTCTTTAGTAAAAGGCTTCAGAGAAGTAAATCAGGCTATAAAAGTTTTGAAAGATGCCAAGAATGCTTTATTAAAAGAAGATGTATCGTTGGATACGTTCGTGCTTGTGCGTAGTCTTGTTGGAAGGGCTGGGGCCAGGGCTACATCAAAAGGTGGTGTTCCTGAAGACGCAGCCAAGCACTCTTTTGAGGTAATATCATCTGGCCTAGATGATATTGCTAAGATGAAGAATCTAACAGGAAGACAGGCGAGGATCGCCAAGGCTGCGATAAGACGATCAAAACTAGAGTTTTCCATTAAGGATATGGAAGGTGGTATTGCAAAATATATGAAGCCAGTAGACGCTGAATCAGTTGAATTTAACATCAAGGGGTTTCAAAAGTGGCTAATGGATATAACAAACCCGAAACACAAGAATTTTAATAAAAATTTCGTTGACGCGCTAAAGGACGATCTTCCTCATATAAAAGAAAGGGCTGGTGAAATAGCAAAAGTATTAAAATCTAGTAGCCCAGGCGGGCCGGGTTCTCTTGTTGTTCGTGGTCAATCGGCTGGTATTGGTGCATTAATTGGTGGGTGGTTAGGTGGTGGGACTGGCGCAGCTATTGGTGCTGTTGGTGGCGCAAGTGGCCCTGAAATGCTGGTATCTATTCTAACGTCAAAAGCCGGAAGCAAGGCTCTTGAGTATGCGCTTAATATAGGCAAGGGTGAGTTAAACCTTAAAACGTGGATGATTATCGGGCAGATTGCTACTCAATCTCTGTCGCCGGCAAAAGAAACAAAAGTTCCAGAAACATTATCTGGGGCGGCTTTCCATATGCCTCAATCTCTGTAGGAATAGATTATGACCAACACAACTGAAGCAACACCACTAAGCTACGACGGCGATGATTCTACCGATGACTTTGCGGTTAGTTGGAAATACTTTCTCAAGTCTCATATCGTCGCTACGCTGAGAGATTCAGCCGGTGCCGAGACTGTTCAGGTTTTGGATACTGATTATACGCTGACTGCGCCTGGTGATAGCGGCACGTTGTCGATGACTACGCCGCCGGCTACTGGTGAGACACTGGTTATCACTCTAGAGCCGCCTAACACTCAGTTAAGCGATATCCCTTCAGGTGGTGCTTTCCCTGCGAGTACCGTCGAGGATGCGCTAGACCTTGCTTCTCAGCGTGATTCTTCTATTGAGGCATTGTTTGACCGTGCCTTGAGAGTGCCGAAAACGGATGGCCGAAGTGCCGCTAATCTTGAGTTACCGATAGACTCAGACCGCGCCAGTAATTTCCTGTCCTTTGACGCAAACGGCGACCCTATTGCTTCTGCAGGTACAACACCTGATACTGTTGCCGTCACTACGTACATGGAAACCTTGCTGGATGATGCGAACGCGGCAGCGGCAAGGACAACGCTTGAAATCAGTTCCGGCACATTAAACGACATCGTAGACGATGTTTCCCCGCAGCTTGGGGGCGACCTAGATGCAAACGGGTCAAAGATCCTGTTTGATGACGGCGATGGAATTCAGGATGAGAACGACAATGAACTTATCGTATTCAATACCATTGCTTCTGCGGTCAACCAGATTGATATCAGCAATGCCGATACAGGTGTTGCGCCAATAGTTGAAGCAACAGGTGGTGATGCCAATATTGACCTTGACGTTAAAGCCAAAGGCACGGGAGCGATTAATTTCACCGGTCAGGCGATTACCATTGGCTACGCTGCAGCAGGACCGGGCGAACTTCGTTTCTTTGAAGATTCTGACAACGGCACTCATTACATGGGGTTCAAAGCTCCCGCAGCGGTAACGGCAAGTCTTTCTTATGAGTTGCCTGATGGGGATGGGTCAGATACCAACGTATTACAAACCAATGGTTCAGGTGTACTGTCGTGGGTAGCCAACGCTGCGGGGTCGGTGGCAAGAGGCGACATCTCAACAGCTACAGTTAGCTTGGCCGGGACTGTCTCCAACGGCGCGAAAGACGATATAACATTAACCGCTTATAGTTTTTTCCCGATGATCCATTGCACCGGCAGTGGAAGCACTGGACGGGTGGGCGGTCATAATACTGACGGGGCAAGCGCAGATTCTCCAAGGATGGCTATACATGGCGGGGCTAGTGGGACTTCATGGGATGTTGATTACCGGTACATACAGGCATAGGAGACTTAAATGAAATCAGTATTCCACGGCGTTACTTACTGCAAATATTTCGTCAATAAAGACACGGGGGAGATGACCCATATTATAACTTCTGACGACCCTATACCGGATGCTATGGATATCAACACCGATACAGGGACGCTTGAACCAAATCCTGAGTACGACATTATCACTCAGGAAATCGACTGTGACCAACATATCCGTGGCCGAGAGCTTATTGAAAACATGGAGCATAAGAGTGGAGATATTTCATTAAAAGCAAATGCTTCAAAGGCGGCAAAGAGAAAAGTTAAGCACATTTTATCAAAGTCCGAATCAGCGCATAAACGCAAGATGTGGGAAATTAACAGGAGTAAACCATGAGCATTATTCAAGGCAATACCACCATCGGAGAGGCAAGTGACATTCTTGTTGACCAGGTTGCTGCTGTTGGCGCAATCAAGTATCTGTTCATCCAGAACACCGATGCAGATAACGATTTGTATATTCGTCTGGACGGGGCAACAGCATCAGCCGCGAACGGGATCAAGATCGCTGCAACGAAAGCTGTTGAGTTTCGATTGCCGAACATCACGTTCAATAACGACATTACTGCCTTTGCTTCGGGTGCAGACACCACGGTAATTTTCGCTTACGGTGTCTAATGGATTTTATACCCAATATCTTTGAAGGCGTTTTAATCACGAACGATGGTGAAGCCGGGTCATCGGTTGCAGATTTCCAATTCGCTGGAAATGGTCAGGTAGCCCCTGAATACGGGACGGGATCAGAAACCTTCACACGGGCTGGAACACCTTTAGCTCAAGATTATGAAGGCGTATATCGTGCTGTCCTTGCTGATGAAGTGAGAAGAGTGGGTGGTCGGGTTGTTAGGAATTTGTTGGATTATCCAGAAGATTTTAGTAACGCTATATGGGTTGCTCAGGGAGGCGCGGCGAAAGAAGGCGTTGCGTCTGGTGTTGGCCCTGCTGGTGAAGATGCTATGGAAATATCTTTTGGTGCAACAAGTAGCGCAGGCGTATACGAAAATCATAGCGCGGTTTCAGGCACTCCCTATATTAGTACATTCAAAATAAGAACGGTAACTGGATCAAGCACTGTTCGCATCGCTGCTGGTGGTGGTAACGCTCCGAATTTTTCATCTGATATTACCATTGACACTAACTGGAAAGAAATAACTCATGCTGCTACTGCCATTGACACATCAAAGTGGCATCAGCTTATTAATAATGTAGCTGGCAATGCCGCCAATGTTTATGTAATTTATGGGCAACTAGAAGACGCTACGGGTCAGGTCGATCAAGTAACCCCATCAGAATACGTCCCTAACGATACTGCTGTAATTGGCGCATCTGATCTGTTTGATACAGATGCTTATTTAAGTGGTACGGGTGGTTGGACTGCATACGGCAGCAATACCATTGCAACACTGGCAGGTGAGAACGGAATAGAAGTAACTTATTCAGATGACATACTTGGGGCCTATGTTTATCTACGCGATTCTGCTGATCTTTCTGCTGATCTAGTCAAGGGGGAATCATACATAATAACCTTTAAGGCCAAAGTAAATAGCGGGTCTGTTGATTACCGACTTAATTATGGCTCAACGGTAACTATGGCTACAGTTACTGCAACCAGTTGGACTGATATCGCGTATTCTTTTGTGGCTACTCACGCAACACCTACCAACATTTTAATGTTATTTAACAATATGGGCGCAGGTGAGATTGCCTACGTTAAAGATATCGTACTCAAAGAAGCCACTACCGGACTTGAATACAAAACAACCACCAACGGCAACTCGGTAGCCTCCAACGTAGTAACCGAAGCCGCTGGAACCGCCCTGTACCCCACAGTAACCAAGACAGCCGGGGGCAAGTCGTGGGAAGCCCCTGCTAAATTCGATAACTGGACAGCAGACACAGTTATAGCTGTTGGTAAACGAATCGTGCCGGAGAGTTGGAGTGCGATAGTCGTTAACCCTGACGAAGACCATTATTTTGAATGCACAGCCATTGCCGGTGATGCCAAGACCCATGCAACCACTGAACCAACATGGGATACCACTACAATAGACTCTAGTACGACTGTGGACGATCAGGTTACGTGGACGTACAAAGGGCTTAATACGTATAAAGGAATCATGCTTGAGGGGGCTGGGACTAATGAGGTTGATTTTAGTTATGAAGTAGATAACGCTGTTGGTGGGTGGGGTTTGGATGACAATATAGACGTACCATCTATAGATCAGATAGGTATTACTGGTGCTGCAAACACAGCAACACTGCTAACTGATAGCGATAACACTAAATTCAGTAACGTCAGAGAAAACATATCAGGGTTAACCATCAACACTGTTTCAGTTATGCGGTTATTTGTAAGAAAAGATACTGACACATCAAGATTTCCTATATTTAAAATTCAACGCACAGGGGGGACTGTTAAAACAGTACAGTATTGGCTTAATACGCAAACAGGAGCTACCACAATATCTGTAGATCAGGGTTCTGGTCGCATTGCTTCTCACTTAATTAATATCGGTGGTGTTGAGTGGTGGGTAGCAACAATGGAGCATACGGATACAGGTGGTAATAATGCCGCAATACTAAGAATCTATCCTGCGGGAGGAGTGGTGCTTGGTACAGAGGAAGCAGGGGGTGCTACGCAGGGTTCTATTATAGTAGGTCAGGCAGAGTTCTATGAATCGACCACCCTCGAAGCAATCCAGTATTCCTCACCAATTCTGACGAGTGGTGCGTCAGCTTCCAGAGTTACAGAGCTATCAGGCGGCATTAATTACACTGACCCGACAGATAATACTAAGGGTTCATTCTTTATGGGACTTGTGCCATTAATTCCAAGCACAGGGCCAACAGCAAATCAGGGATTGCTCAGTATAGATGCGAATAAAAATAATATCTTTACCACAAATGCCACAGAGGGTTTTTACCTTTACGATGACGTTAACTTCACTGACACAACAGGACAAGTTTGGGCGGTTGGGGACACACTGAATCTCGCGGGTAGGTGGGATAGTTCAACGAGTAAATCTCAGGTTTCTAATTCCGGGGCTTCCATTGGTTCAGAGACAGCGTTTGACGGGGCGATTAACGCATCAGGCGGGAAGTTATATGTTATGAATGATGGTAGCGGTGCTGGGTTTTTGATTACGAATCTGGCGATACTGACTAACGCAGCAACACAGGCTGAACTAAATATAGCCACGGCGGGAGATTGATATGGCTTATCTTAATTGTTGGATCGCAATCTCCGCACAAGGGCTGGAGGAGTACAAAGACCGCAGGGATAATCCTGATACTTATTCCGGCCCGATGACCTCTAAAACCTATAAAACGCTTGATAGAATGGCAGACGGCAGACGTGTTCAAGGAATGTTTGAAACTCCAACAGTCGGAGGGAAGACGTACACACTGTTTAGTCTGTATCTCCGAGGGGGCGCTGCTGTTGCCGATGCTGTTGATGATCTCACAGATAAGTGGCCCACACATTTTATTGTGGTTGGAGCATGGCACATGGATGGTAGACAGGTTGGTACACAGTGGGAGCTGGATCAGGACGGCGTACCTACAGGCAATGTAACGGGAAATCCTTTATATCCTGTACATAACCAGGCATGGAGATTCATGCCTCCAATCAGGGTCTATGATGAGAATGGTGATCTGGTATCGAGTACGCCAGCAACTAGTAATGCAGACCTGAGAGATATTAACGTATTGCAGGGCCAGGCTAGTCGTAGATTTACCTAATAAGGAACAATAATGACTGATAACCATGATTATGAGACAGGCGTGAGGGATGGAGCAATAAAGGCTATCCAGCAAATGCAGGCAACCCAGAACAAACGACTGGATAACCACGATACGCGAATACGGCAACAGGAGAAGGTCGTATGGATGCTCATTGGTGCGATAGCGATAATTCAAATTTTTATTCCTGTGCTGAGAGGGCTGATGCCGTGAAGGATAAGGTTGTTTTAATACTGGTGGCTATCACATTGGGCTTCGCTGTGTTCACAGCGATGACTGATAACAACAATGCTGAGCAGGTATTCTTTGATGAGGTCCGAGAGTTTATGTCGAAGGGTGGCAGAAACACGGCAGAGGACGGGATGCGGAGGGATAAAAAAATATCAGAGTTAATCAAGCGTATGGATGATCTTGAACAATGAGTCTCGGTAAGAAACAAAGAAAGTTCACCCGCATGGTCGCCAGTCTAATCCTGTGGGCTTATGCCAGGGGTTATGAGATTTCATTAGGGGATGCCTACCGTGATCCCAGGGTCTTTGGAAAAGTTGGGGTAAAGAAAGGGTATGGCGGCAAGAACTCCAACCACAAACAACGGTTAGCGATTGACTTGAACTTATTCAAGGACGGCAAATATTTAACTAAAACCGAAGACCACCGACCGTTAGGTGAGCAGTGGGAGTCAATGGGTGGCGAGTGGGGAGGGGCAAAAAGCAGCAACGGCAAGAGTCGGAATGATGGGAACCATTATTCTCTACGGTATAACGGCAGATGGTAAAAAACCGCAGATGACTGAAAGCAAACTCAACTTGCTATTTATCCTATCGATTATCGGGCTGATTGTTCTCTCCGCGTTCTTACCAGGCTGCAGCATTACCAAGGCTTACGACATTCACGCCGAGCATGTGTCTGTGGTGATTCAGAACAAGTTGGAAACCAGGGAAACGCCGAGATTCAGCGCAGATATGGACAGTGGGATTTACAGGCATTTCTGATGTGTGACCTACACTACAAGCAGGGGTACAAGTACCAGGTAGCAAACACGCACACCGTTCAAACGCCTATTAAAGGGTACACGGTAGACCACCACCTTTTTCACCTGTCAGAGGACGGCAGGCTTACACTGATGCGTGGTTTCGCATGGGACGGAGCCACATTCTTCCCTGACTTCAAGAGCATTCTGAGGTCGTCTGCATATCACGATTGTTTCTACCAGATGATTGCTGCTGGTCTGCTACCGATGGAAGTGAAAAAGCCTGTCGATGAATTCCTGAGATACATTTGTGAGGAAGACGGGATGATCAGGATAACTGCCAGGTTAGTGTATCGGGGTGTGAGATTGAACCCTCGCCCAGACAAGAACCCTGTGCTCACTGTTCCTTGAGTGCTTCTTTCGCTATGTTCATTAGAAATCGCTCGCGTTCTGTTACGCCGACTGACTGAGAGCCTACGTAGTACCATATCTTCTCCAGCGCATCTCTCAGCTTTTCATTCTCTGCTTCCAGCTTTTCAATGCGCTCATCACATTTTCTTTTAAAGACGGGTAATTCAGGGTTGTGTAGTCTATCTCGTTGGTAAATATCAACCATTATCTTCACCTAACTGGCGTAGTGCGGCTTTCTTATCTTTCTTATCTCTCCATTTACCAAGTATTTCCATCATGTAAACTGCTGCCATATCACTCTTGCCGATGTCTTCTAATGCTTTTGCTTTATCAAATTCTGCGTTAAACCAATCCAAAGCATCCACCAACGGCGCAATCTTCGCTTCAAGTATATCTCTTTGAATCTGTAGCTTAGTATTCTCAATACCATATTGATAAACACTATCTTCAAGTTGTTGGTTGAGGGAGTCGGCTAATTCCTCAGAATCGTATGCGTTTTCAGTAGCGTGTTCAGACAACATCTTCTCATCAATTAGTCGCATCATCAGCCTCCAGTTGGGCAAGGGCTTGTTTGGCTATTTCAGATAGCCTTGATTCTTTGCCGTAGAGTTCTACTTCTAGCCATACTACCTTTTCCAACGCCTCCACCAAAGGCTGCACTTGCCCCATGACCGCATTATAGATAACGGTTTCCCGGCAAATATCTATGTCGGATATATCCCGCTCAAGCGCCTGTTTAATTATTGCGTGTAATTTAACCATTATCTTCCTCCTCTGGCACTGCTGTAATAACGCAATGACGGTTTCTTGGTAGTTCAGCCTCGCATTGTTTTATTGCTGCCCGATATTTCTTTGCTGGCTTATGTGTGTCTATAACGGCAAAACCGAACAACAGTATTGTAATAGTTAATACTCCGATTACTGATAGTAGAAAATCATCCATTAATCACCTCCAGACGTTGTTGATGTTATCGAATGGGCTTGTCATTGCATACCTCTGCTTAAAGTTTCTATATCCTCGTCGGCATGTGGGACTTCGTCATGTACAAATATATACCCATCGTGTTCGCCTGATTTAATCTCCTTGATGTTGTCTGCGACAATCACTCGCCTGCATATCGGACAGTAAATTTCAGTCCTTAGCTTCGGGCGGCAGATGGAGCAGAACTCTTTTTTAGTGCCGTGTTTACATTGGCTGTTTAATGGGTTGGTCATACTATCCACGGAGCCTCGTATACTTCAAACCAAGTATTTGGCGGGTTGTCGATATGATAGTAATTTATATCTACTCGCATATACCACGCGCCGATATGCAAGTGCCTTACTCCAAATCGGATATTGAACCAATCATAGCTCATATTTCAACCCCTCCAGAATTTTCTTGAAGTCACTCATCGTCCGCCATTTTCTGCATGGCATCCCAATCAGCCTCCTTCGGTGGTTCGGGTAATGACCTTTTACCTCGATTGTAGGCATATTCCATTACCGCCCTAATCACTTGGAATTGGGCATTTCTTGTAATGATTATCTCGGTGTTTTCTAACCAGTCAACAGCCTCATATGCTTTCGCATCGAGGTTTTTATAATCTAATTCATCCATTATTCACCTCCAGTTTGGCAAGGGCTTGTTTGGCTATTTTAGCGCACTCATTAAATGCTTTATTTGCTCCTACTTGGTGTGCTTGTTCTGCTTCAATTGGTTCATCCATTAACAGGGTTAACCCTTCATGCCCTTTTATAAGTTCCAAAGCATCCACCAACGGCTGCACCTTCGCCTCTAGTTGTTGGTAGTTTGAGTATTCAACCCACTCACCATCTAAAGCTAATTCCATATCTGGAAATTCCCCACACTCGTTGTATCTATCAACCATCTTCAGCCTCCTTTAGTGCTTGCTCAGCAAGCTCAATTACCTTCCCTTCATCACCAAATGAGCACAGGCTTTCCTTGAAGTATGCTATTGATTTCAATGCAGTCCGATACCGCTGGCACTGGGATTTGAGTTTAGCGTATCTTTCTTCATCATAATCTGGCAACCCATCTTTATTGCTAATTACACTCACTAATCACCTCCAGTTTGGCAAGGGCTTGTTTGGCTATACCCGATAATTCAACTGAGTCGTACATCATATAAGTGTCGGTATCGGTTGTATCGTTGTCTGCTATCTTCTCCAGCGCATCTCTCAGCCTTTTGTTCTCGGCTTCCAGCTTATCCCTAGACAAACAACCGCTTTCGTATGCCTGTTCAATCGGCTCAACCATTCTCGCTCTCCCCCGAATTTCCGATAGGCAAACTTGAACTGCTGCCCGTCCCATACCCCACAAATAAATAGAGGCTAGGAGGGACAGAGCGATTGTTTCGAGTTCGATCAGAATGCCAAATCATCACTGAAATCGGCAGGTGGCGCAGAGGGCGCAGACTGTGATTTCGGTTCATCAGTGAAAATGGACACCATCAACATGTCCCCGACCTTCTTGCCTTTGGAGTGGTTGTAGCGGTTCTGCTTCGCCAGAGCGCCCGAAAGACTAACCGTTGGGTCTATCAGGGCGTACTCTCCATTGTCGTTGCTTAGAATGACGCCCAAGCGCACGTAGTCACCTTTAGTCTCGCCATTCTTTTCGTACTCACCTACTTTTGCTGCTAATCGTTTAGTCATTTTATTTCCTCTCAGTTAAATTCATAATGCTCGTTCGCTTGCCATTTCCTGAAGAAGATCAGGATACTGTTCAGTCAAATCGTCCAGTTCTTCATCACTCAAATCCTTGCCTGAATCTTTCCACACTGCGGAGCCAAAAAACGAATCACACAGATCAGGCCAATCTGCTGGATCAACACCATCCACTTCGATATCTTCGATTTGATTTATGTCAATTTTCATCCTGTTTCTCCATCCCCCGAATTAAAAAGGCCAGACGTGGTAACAATGCTGAATCGGGGGAGAGTTGCATTGCCGTAGAATCCGCGCCCAGCCAAACCTTATTTCAGATGCTTCAGCTTTTCTCGTTTCTCAAGCATCTGTTCTACAAATTTGTCCATAGCTTTTGTAAGCTCAATGATATATTGCTCATCCCGCTCAACGTGGAGGAAGAATGGTTCAATGTCAGGATGGTATACGAAGAAATCACAGAACTCCCTGTCGCTAACTAGCAGTTGTCCCATGACCTGCGGTTTATAAGTGTTTGGCAATTTACCGCCGAGATGATAACCGACCAGGGTGGAGGCTTTTGGCGACTTGATCTCTACCAGACCATTGTCATTTACCAGCCCATCAGGCGACATGCCATACCTGCCGTCATCAGTCAGGCAGAATCCTACCTCAGTGACTTCGTTGCCGGTGATGAACCCGTACTGATCCCGTGCCTCCTGTTCGCGCTCATGTCCCTGTTCTGTCCACTGGTTGCCTTCAAATGCGTCTACAGGCTTTCCTGCCAGCCATTCGGCCAACAGTTGATCCATATACCCATTTGCCTGTGTTGACTGCTTTCCTGTGGCTGTGAGAATCTTCCCGAATGAGGATGCTGATGGCGTAGCAAGTCTGTCTATTAGCCACTGTTCGCTGTTCTGTTCTGCGTCAAGTATCTTCATTGTGCTTTCCTCTTACCTTCGATAAGGCGTAGAGCCTTACCGTAATCCGTTTCCTTCAATTCAGGGATAGAGTTGACCTTCATACCCTTGCAGAACTGGGCTTTATCGCCCTTTACTTCGTCGAGCTTTTTGTTAATTTCCTCTGCCTGTTCTTCGGTTATCTTGGGTATTGGCTTGCCACCATCGGTGTCCATATCGCTCGATGCCAGCCCAAGAATTGCGTACAAAGTGTACCTCTGCAAATAGGAAACACTTGAACCGAGGGACTGGATGGAGTTTTTACTGCCTGAATCATCTGGTGGTGCGCTCATGCTGGTGCATTCTGAATGCCCAAGGTTATGGGTAATGCAGCATCGCACTGTAATCGTCCCAGTGTCATGCTGCTGGGTTTTCCATGAATGCGATAGCCCATGCTCCTGTAGTGCTGGGCGTACAACCTCAAGCGTTTCAGCCAGCCCTGCATACATAGAGTTATGTGCTTTACGGGTTTTCTCAATGATTAGCGGTTCGTCATTGAATGCGGCCATTGCCTGGTTATAGGCTTTCTTTGCCTCGTTTGCTTCCCATCGCTCCTGCAATTCCATCAGCTTTTCCATCTTGTCCAGATCAGCATTCTGGCTGACTGCGATATTCAGCAGGTCGGCTGGTGTTGTTACTGTTGGTAACTCTGCATTTTTCTTTGCTATCTCGGTCATTTCTTTTCTCCTTGTTTGTCCCATGCGTCGAGAACACTGTCCCTTGATTCGGCTAGGGCATCTCTACCACCTTGGGCTGCCGCCGTCTCGATGGAAAGTTCCACCATCTGCCGGTGATCATCTGTCCATCCAGCCAGTGTCATTTTTAGCGTCTTACATGCCGTGTCGGCTATTTCCTGTAGTTCTTTGTTCATTGCGCTTGCTCCTTTATTTGATTACTCAATTTCTCTATGCCTTTAGCCAGTTCAGCGGCGTAATTGCGCCACACGATTAGATTTTCAGCCAGGGAATACTCAAGACTTGCTGGGTCTTGGGATAGGCCGAGGGCAATTTGGTCATCGAGGTTGGTTGGTATTTTCATTTGAATAACTCCCACAGCAAATCAGGAGCCGCACTAGCCACGATTATCACTGCGATCATAAATATCCCGCCGAGGAATCCGTAAGGGTCAAATTGGATTTTCATCTGGACATCTCCTGAATAACCGTCTGAGATGCGTCATCGATTAACTCAATATCAATTAACTCAGCTAATGTGACACCGAGAACCCCTGTCCGGTAAGCGTTGCAGATACGTTCCGCCAGTTCGCCCCTGCTCTCGGCACGGTCTAAAATCACGCCCAAAGCGAAAAGCACCTTGTCATCATCCTCACTAGCCATGTTGAACTCCTTTCGCACGAGGCTGTTATATGTGTCTACTGTGCTCATGCCGATATCCCCTGCTCATCTTTCAGGCCACCATCTGCGTGTTCAGCCTCAATCGCAGCCTCGATAATCTCAGCCCATGTATTGTCTGACTCAGGCTCAATGCCGTCAATCTCACATCCGGCATCTTCATCAGGCTCTAATTTCTGACCGTATTTATCCCGCGCACCCTTGTATTCTGGATAGCATCTCAGGGTTACGAGAACCGGTACTTCGACATAGACCGTAATGGAATCTTCTGTTGGTTTGCCCATTACGCGGCCTCGCACCCAGTTACAGGGACTGTAGTTTTCGTCTTCTACCATTTGAGCGCGATACATGTCTAAAACAGCCGCATCTGCTAATTTCGGGTATAGATCGAAATGCTTTATAACTTCTGCATCAGTTGGTCTTTCATCCTGATACCCCTCCTTATCCCCCTGCTGCGTAATATCAGACTGAACCTCTTCGATCATCAATACCTTGTCACCGTCAGCATCAGCAGCATTAGCCAGCCTGATATCCTCTTCGTCAGTATCGTTTTGGTTTTGCCAGTTCATCTAACAACCCCAACCAGGGGCACCGGTTACTTCGTCTGAAAGTTCAGTGCGTTTCATTTCGCCTTTAGAAACACTGAGAAGGTCATCCCAGTACTCTCGGAGTGTTATTAAATTAATATTAATTCCATTTGCTTTGTCTACAGCATTCGCGCTGGTCGGCCATAGACCATCACACTCACGGACTAATTTCCAAAGAGCCTGTTCTTCATGGCTAAGTAACTCAGAAAATCTAACGGCAAGTTTTATAAACCGGTCTGGTTCATCTACGTCCCAAACTTGATCAAGCGCATCTTCAGCCGTTCTTGGCCAAGGTTCATCTTCGTCTACGCGTATAACAACTTCTTTTAGAGACTGTTCAATTGCCCACTCGATAAAACTCGATGCTGTTCTGCGATGTTTCCTGGCAGCCAGTTCAACGCCGTACCGGAGCCTAGGGTCTAACCGTACGGTAACCACTTCCGAGCGCTTTAATTTGCCACCAGAACCTTTCTGTTTCATTGTCTCGCCCTCTGTATTAACTCTATGGGGCAAGTATAGGAAATTAATTACCATCAGTCAACAATTACCTGTTGATTTAATGGAAATACTTTACTATTATACTGGACATGAAACCAAAAACATTTGAACAGATTATCGGCCAATACCCCTCTATATCAGTCTTTGCTAATGATATGGGATGCAATTACGAGGCAGCTAGAAAGATGGCAAGCAATAATAGTATCCCCGCAAGGTATTGGAAAAAACTTATTAACTCTACATATCGCAGAGATATTAAGGTGTCATGCAAGGACTTGATAAACATGGCGGCACGATGAACCTTGAATCAGCAGCCCTGTCCCTCCTGATCGCCATTTATCTATGGGCGATAGGTCGGGCAATACGTGTTACCTGGGAGGTTTACAGATGATCCACTATCACGGCACAAGGATCGGCGGCAAAAAGTGTGACGCGCCAGAAATTCTTAGGGGCAGACATGCACTGGTTAGTTATGCGGAGCCATCTGATCTGCCCATCGTAATGGATGTTTGCCAGTCTTTTGTACTGGATAACGGGGCATATTCAGCTTGGAAGCAGACGGGCGGAAGGGTGGATGTTGATGCCTATTACGATTGGGTTAGTAAATATTCAAAGCACCCTGGGTTCGATTGGTGTCTGATTCCTGATGTGATTGATGGTGATGAACAGGACAACCACATTATGCGAGTGCAGTGGGTGGACAGGTGTAATCAGGACGGGAAGATACCTGCCATGCCAGTTTATCACTTCCACGAATCACTTGGACTTCTTAACGAGTTAATCCATTACACTGAAAACGGTATATATGCCGGTGTGGCTCTGGGTAGCAGTGGAGAATACCCAACGCCTGGCACTAAAAAATGGTGGTCGAGGGTTGGCGAGATAATGGCGGTAGCTTGTGACAAGGACGGTAGACCGCGCTGTAACCTCCACGGGTTGAGAATGTTAGACCCTTTAATATTC